GATGGAGAGCGAAGAACGGTAGCAGCTAATTTAAATGTTTGGAGGATAGCAGATGACGGAACAAAGCACTGAAGAAACCCCTGTAGTCACAATCTTTGGCGAGGAGTACAAGATAGAAGACCTAAAGCCAGAAGAACATCGTCAGATTGTTAGATTACAGAATCTTAAAGCAAGATTTGAATCTACGGTAAACCAAATAGCTGGTTTGCAGGAGGATGCACATGACCTTCAACTTGCGATTGCTAAAAGAGAAATGGATCTCAAGAACTCTGTCAAAGTTGTCGAGGAAGAAGAGCCTAAAGAAGAGGTCGTACAATAATGGATCTCATGGAGATTTGGACCCTTGTAACTACCGTTGTTACCCTAGCGAGTGCTGTTACGGCTGCTACACCGACACCTAAAGATGATGCTTTTATGGGCAAGTATGTGTATCCGATTATAGAGTATATGTCTTTAACTATTGGCAAAGCAAAAGATAAAGCTTAGTAGTGGATAAGGCAGACGAAGCTTTGCAAGAGATAAACACACATGAAAGAGAGTGTGCTCTTCGCTATGAAAGAATTGAAGAAAGATTGGCTGATGGATCAAGGCGGTTTGATCGCATTGAGCGAATGTTGTGGGGCGTTATTATTTTAATTATCGGGAGCCTGTTGGTTCCTCAGTTTTTAGGAGCTTAGAATGAGTGAAAGCACTTCAATAAAAGTCCCTACATGGGCATTGCCTATAGCTGCTGCTGCTATATCTGGCGCAATTGCATGGGGATCTATGCAAGCACAGGCACAAGCAACCAGTTCGGAGGTGGCTAGAATCGAGCAAGTGGTAAAGGAGACAGCGGAGAAGGCGGTAGCCAATGGGCAACTGTCGGCAGTCAATCAAACACAGATCAAAGCGGTAGTGGACAGCCTGAGTCAACAACAGGAGACTCTGAAGTCAACGGACGAGAAGCTGGCGCAGTTAATCCAGATAATGCTTCAGAAGCAGTAAGATTAGACTACGATCCAGAGAATCCTGATCGGTTCTGCGATCTCAGGGAGTGGAACAAACTAAAGCTCGTAAACCCGCCAGCAAAACGACATCAGGTTGCTATGGAATGGCTGAAGTTTAACCATCAACAGTGCGGGTATGGTGCGATGATTTACGTTAGGAACTCGATGCCAAGAGTTTTGGGTACAGCACATCAAGTAGATGTAGACGTTTTGACATGGGAACTTGTCCAACCCCAAGCTGAGAAAACCCAAGCCATTAAAAAGAAAAGACGCATATGACGCTAATGATTTTTATTTTAGTGATGCTAGATGCGGGTGGTAACAAAACAGGGGTTGAGCTTGCATTCCAAGAACTTACTAGCTGCCTGGAGTATCGTGACGCATTAGTTATGCAGTCTACTCATATTCATAACTATGTGGTTGGTCGCAAAACAAGCAAGTTTGATGCGTACTGCGAAGTAAGACTCATCCCTCAAAGTGAAGCGGGAAAAGGTAAGTACATTTTTAGAGATCCAATAATTAAGAGGGAAGATGACTGACATACCTCCATTTCCTAATAGTGTAAATGCTGTGCAGCCAGTACCTAAACATCAGATCCAAAAGATTGATACAGAGCGTATGCAGGGTAGGGAGACAAACGCAAAACAAGAAATAGTCACGACTATTTACGATGCCAAGGTGTATACCTATAAAAGCGGTCAACTTAGTTACACAACCCCCAAGGTAACTGGTCAACAAATCTTGGTAACTGTATGACAAATGCAAAGATGATCTACACGATGGTTGTCGGTCTATTTATTCTGCTAGGGATAATCATAATTGGTGACTTTTACATCAGCGTCAAAGAAAACAAACCGCCTGATGAGTCTGTTATTGTTTTGGCACAAAATGCAATCGTTGGATTTATCGGTGTGATATCTGGATATTTAGCTAGAGATCAAGGCAAAAAAGATGACTCCTAAAAAGCTGGAGCCAAAGTCTAGATATGCGGAGTATGATGCTGACGGCGATGGAACGGTTACAGACGATGAATTATCAAAACACCAGGAGATGTTAAAACTTGACCTCCAAGAAACCAAAGCAGACTCGCAAAGAAGAATGGCCTGGGTTGCTATTGGGAGTATGTGCATTTTCGCTGTTTTGCCTGTTATTCCTTTTGTCCCATCTGATCGACTTGATACGTTAGCAAGTATAAGTGATATGTTGTTTTTGAGTCAGGCATCAATAGTCGGTTTGTATTTCGGAGCGACTGCTTATATGAGTAAGAGGCAGTAATGGCTAGTAAAAAAGATCCAAGATTAGCTAGAGCTGGTGTATCGGGTTTTAATAAACCTAAAAGAACTCCTAATCATCCCAAGAAATCTCATATTGTTGTTGCCAAAGAAGGAGACAAAGTAAAAACAATTAGGTTTGGTCAGCAAGGTGTAAAGACTAATCAAACTGCTGGGCAGAGGAAGGCGTTTAAATCTCGCCACTCCAAAAATATTAAGAAGGGAAAAATGTCTGCTGCCTATTGGGCGAACAAAGTTAAATGGAGTCCCAGTAAAACAAAGTCTCCATCTAAGAAATGGAAGAAAGGATCGTAATGAGCATACTAAGTTCTTTGATCGAGCCTGCTACTAAAATTCTAGATAAAGTAATAGAGGATAAAGATCAGAAGAATGCCTTGGCGCATGAGATTGCCACTATGGCTGAGCGCCATGCACAGGAGCTTGCCAAGGGTCAGATCGAAATAAATAAGCTGGATGCCAAGGGCAACTGGTTTCAATCCAGTTGGAGGCCGTTAGCTGGATATACTTGTGTGCTTGGGCTGATGGTTAACTTTCTTATATCTCCTATTGCAGCGGGATTTGGCCTTGATATTCCCCAAGCAGATGCAGGGGTTATGATGCCTCTTCTGCTGGGTATGCTTGGCTTGGGCGGCGCTCGTTCTGTAGAAAGAATTAAAGGAGTGGGTAAGTAGTATGAATCCTGCTTTAGAAGAGTACATGGAAAAAATTTCTCCAGAGGCAAAAAAGCTATTTACTCGTATTACGTCTGATATGACTGAAGAGCAGCAAGGACAGTTCTTGGCGGGAATACAACTTGGCGATCAGGAGTTTGCTGCAGAGGTTCAAAGATATATGCCGGAGGGAGTTCAAATTGATCCTACTAGAGCTAGGCTGAAGTCACTTCCCCCAGAAGCAGGGGTTGGCCCTCTTGGTTTGACGCTCAAGGGTATCTCTAATCCAGGTCCTGATCCTGCCTATACAACGTTCAAAGATTTTCAGTACGAGTTTGAGCCAAACACAGTGTCTGCTGTAGAAGCAGTAAATGCGACAGCTCCTCTTTTTGCCCATGAGTATCGTCATTTAATGAATCTTGATGGCCCAGAGATGATCAATAGAGTTCAAGATTTAATGGCATCGCAAAACTATAAAGAGCTTAGAGATAATTTAAGAGGTCTTTCAGATTTTGCTTATTCTTTTGAAGATAGAAGGATTGATGGAACACAAGCAGCAAAAGACAGGATGGATAATTATTACAATGCCAGCTTTGATCAAGAAGAGAAATATGTTGTTGATGCAATAGAGAACCTTTTGAAAGAAAATAGCGTGAAAAACATGATGTATGTTTTTAGAGATGAAATAAAAAATGCTAGGGTTTCTCCGTTTTATAGAGATCTTATGGAGAAAGGCCCAGAGGAGGCAACGCAACGATTCAAGGAAGGCGGCAAATTAGATTATTTACCAGATGCTTATCGAGATGGTGGAAGGACAAAGATAATATGAAGACTAGCGAAGAAGGTATAGCTCTGATTAAAAAGTTTGAGGGTTGCGAGTTGTCTTCTTATATCTGTGCTGGTGGCGTTCCAACGATAGGTTATGGTCATACCAAAGATGTAAAAGATGGAGATACTTGCACATCAGAGCAAGCGGAAGAGTATTTGAAGGAAGATTTGGAATCTTTTGAGGCTGCAGTTAATAGGTTAGTAGAGGTTAATCTTAATCAAAGTCAGTTTGATGCGTTGGTTTCTTGGACGTTTAACTTAGGTTGGGGCGCATTGTCATCGAGCACACTACTCAAGGTCTTAAATGAAGATAACTTTGTTGGTGTGCCAGAGCAAATAAAGCGTTGGAACCGTGCTGGAGGTAAAGTATTAGATGGATTGGTTAGGAGAAGAGAGGCAGAGGCTTTGCTGTTTGAGGGTAAAGCTTGGGAAGATGTTTAGCCGTAGTCTTCAATAAGCACTAAAATGCCATTAACTAAAATAAAATTCGCTCCAGGCGTAAACAAAGAAGGAACAGAGTATTCTGCTGATGCTGGCTGGTTTAGCGCAGATAAAATCAGGTTTAGACAGGGCAGACCAGAGAAGATC